GGAGCTCAATGGAATATATCAGGAGGTAAAAATATTAAAACAATAGGAGGCTCTGGAGCTGACCTTAATTTTGAACAGCCCTTTGATTTTCAAGAGGGATTTTCTTACAGGGTAATTTTAGTGGTCAAATGGTACAATAGAGGGGGTACCCTTTCTTTAATAGGTCATGGGCAAGGAGGTGCAAATATACCGCTATTTGGCCCTTCAGATATTTGCTCTGGGTGTGATGGTAATAATGGAAACTATGTTAAATTCTCTGTGGATTTTGTGCAGGGAGACCAAAACCTCAACAGAATAAAGATAGGCGTAAATAATTTAACTTCTATGGAGTTGGGTTATGTGGATATGTATAGAACGATGGCTAATCCTTCTATAGTGAGAGGGCGATTAGACGCTTCCACCACAGATGATTTTCCTCTAGCTTTAACTTTTGCAGTAAATGACCCTTCACAAATTGATGCACGAAAAGGTTCTTACAGTAAAACATTTAACATCCCTGCTACTAAAAACAATAACAAAATATTAAAGCATTTTAATATAGCTAACTCTAATAATCTTGGGGTTGTAATCTCAGAACGACTAAAATGTAGAATATTAGTTGGTAATTTATATTCATTAGTAGGACTGTTGGAAATAAAAGGCGTGGAAAGGTTAAATGATAAGCCTATTTTTTATAGTTGCGTTTTTTTAGGGGACAATCTAGGGTGGAGCACACTTTTAGATGATAAATTTTTAAGCGACTTACAGCTTGAGAACTCTACAGACCTTAAGTTGTCGGCTAAAAATATAGTAAAAACATGGCAAGCAGATAGCTGTGATAGCTCAACACAAATAGATGGAACTAACACCGTAAATACCTCTCCTGTTGTTTATCCTGTAGCTACTTATGGCTACACTAATGAAACAGGCTTTAATTACGGTTCTTCAATGCAGCTACTGAGAGAGGAGTGGGAAGAAGATTATATGGATGGAGGAGCTTATGACGTGCTTAAAACAGGACTTGCTTATGATTTTTTATTATTTGAGAATGGTGTTTATGTGTTAAGTGATAAAGAGCCTGTAAATGATTGGAGGCCTATGGTGTGGATTTACAACATGATGCATAAGATATTTAACGATATAGGATATAAAATATCATCTAACTTTATAGAAAGTTCTGATTTCAAAAAATTACTGTACGCTTCTCCAAACTTTCTTTATAATAATCCTAACGATAGATGGCAAGCTAATTCTTATATTGGTAATTTTAAAGATGAAACTTGTGGTGGGGCAGTTCCTACAAGTTCAGAATTAAAGTTTTTTGACAGGACTACTACAGTTTCAGGAACTGATTTTCCAAATAGTTCAGGTACTTATTCTTCGCTTACCCCAAACAACTTTGCAGTAAGTGCATTGGGAAATAGTACAGGAATACCGTTTCATAGCAACGGAGGGGCCTGTGCTAGTTGTACTACTGATGATTGTGGTAGTGGAAGATTTCAGCCTGCTCCCAATGTGAATATCAATACAGCTACCCTATTACAGCAAGATTTACAGATAGCTCAAGCAGGGATAGGTACTGCCAATTTTCCGTACTATTCTAAGTGGGTAATTCCAGAGGCAGGATATTATGATATAACTACAGAGAATATAATGTGGTATGTTAATATAGGGAATGCAGCTTCCGGTGCGTGGAGTGGAGGAGGAGACCTTGGCCATGCAGATACAGGAATAAGAGGTTTATATGGAGGGATAAGAGTTATGACTAAACGAGTAGGGGATACTGCTTGGTACTGGAGACAGGGCCCCACCCAAGATGACCAAAATTTAACAGGCGGAACTTTTTGGTCTTCTGGAAGTAATATTTCTACAGGAGGCACTTTAGACACTAACAAGTTTACAGGGTATTTTAATAAGGGAGATACTGTTAGATTAAGTGTTGGATTTTTGATAGAAATGGAGGTAAAAGACCCTGATGATAATTATACTGACGGTAAAACTCATGTTGATATACAACTTGAATTAATTGGAACACGATATAATAATTTTGCAGCTTCAAATGGAAAGGTTAGTATTCAATTGGCAGAACCTGAGATACCTGTATTTGGAGGGGTTTATAACCTGCAAGATGTTTTCTCTAAGGAACAAAGTCAGCTTGATTTTGTAAAAGGAGTGGCTCATTCTTTTAATCTTCAATTTAGCACAGATGAGGATTCTAGGACTGTTTCTATAGAGCCTTTTACGGATTTTTATTTGCCTCCTGCTGATGCTTTAGATTGGACTTGGAAGTTAGCTAGAAATGAAGCAGATAATCAATCCTTTATTGAAACCGACTTTGCAAGAAGAATGATATTCAAGTACAAAACAGACGATAAAGATTGGAGGGTAAAATATATGAGTGATAATTTCTTTCAGGGCGTAGGAGACAACTACCCTAAAATTATGGATTTAGGAGATTTATACCCTAAAGGAGATTCAATATTTGAAAACCCATTCTTTGCAGGGACATATGATTCTCAAGGCATGAAGATAGCTGTGTTAGACACACCAGGAACTAATTTTTATGCAGCAGCTTTATGGGAGGATGCTTATGGAAATTTAGAAAAAGGTGTAGAGTATATGCCTAGAATGTTATATTACAATAAGATGACTATGCCCGGAGACCATGCTCCTTTATGGCAAGGATTTAATGTTGAATCTAGGGGGACGACAAACCATAGATTTAATTCTAGAAGGGTTCAAGTTTCTGATGTTACAGCCGCATCCCAAAATTATTATTCTGGCAATAACCTAGACAATGCCTTTTACACCTCCGCATCATTTATTAATAGACATGACTTTACGAATCAGTTTGGATTGTCTTATGGTAATTATTGGGCTAAAGATTACGACCCATCAACCAACACTTATAATGCGGTGGAAGACCAAATAGGCAAGGGTCTTTACCAAAGGTATTACAGTTCAATGATAAGTGGCTTATTAGCTGTTCCTAAAATAAGGACTTGCTATATAGATTTAAAAATAGCAGATATAGTGCAGCTTAATTTCAGAAAGATGATTTATATTGATGGAGTGTATTATAGGGTTGTTAAAGTTGTGGATTATCAGCCGCACCTAAATGTTCCTACTAAGGTTATTCTACATCAATTTTCAACAGCTATAGGGGTTAGCTTACCTACAGAAGGGGTTTGGATAAATACTAATAATAATGGGGGTGGAGAGTATAATGATAACGGTTCTAGTGATGAGCCTGTAGTGCCACCTACACCATAGACAAATAAAAAATGAGTAGAAAAACAAGAAATATAACAGGTAGAAATGTAACTCCATCAGGAACTAGGCTTAATTCAGGGCTAGACACTATTACTACATTTGATTTAGTAACCGCAGCTCCTACGCATATAGCTGCAAATGTAAGAATGCGATTTAGTAATTCTCAAAACACTTCAAATGACTATTTTTCTTCAGAGCTTCATAACCCTCAATTTACCACAAGTGCAGGAACTGTCCTTGTAGATGGAGTTAGCTACAATAATAAATTTATAGCAAAACACGCCCAATTTATAGCACCTTACGGAGGTCATGTTAAAAGTGTTCGTGGGTATATGGTGGCAACAGGTTCCAATTCATGTGCTGCTGAAACTATAACTGTTAGTGCATGGAGTAAAACAGCAGATGTGGCAGGGCTATCTAACACAGCCATGAATTTAATATTTTCACAAGACCTTGCCTTCACTTCTACTCATAATGAATATGTTTTAAGTTTAAATTCTGCAGACGCTGCAGCTACTTATAATAAACTTACATTAACTGAAGGGGAGGGAGTTATATTTTCTGTAAAGAGAGCTGCAGGTACTAATTGTGCAAAATTCGCAGCAAGCCTTACAATGGTTTTTGAATCTACTGACAGTCAAGGAGCTACAGGCGAATTTATGTTTCCATCTTTATCAGAGTGTAACGGTAGGATTGATGAAACAATAAGTAGTCCTGATGCTTCTTATTTAAACACAGGAACAGTAGCTAAAAAAATATCTGATTAATGAGTCAATATAAATTAATAGAAGATGCTTTAAGGTTAGAATCTCCAATTATAATAGGAGCTCTTAAGAAAGAATTAGAAAATCAAAAGCATATAGCTTCAGGTAAGTTATATAATGGATTTAAAGATAGAATCCAAATAGGCTCTGATAGTATATCTCTTTTGATTACCAACGACACTCCATATATGTGGCTTGTTAATGATGGTAAGAGTGGGGGAGTAAGAGCTTCTTTTAATGCTATATATAATTGGGCACAGAATAAGTGGAAAAGAGGGGAGTTATCATTTAATAGCGAAAACGAAATAGAACATTTTGTTCAAAAAGTAAAGAATAATTTAGAAGAACAATATTTTACTAAATCAGGAGATAGTAGGGTGCCTCCTTATGGCAAAAAAAGATATTTCTTTATTGATATTGCTAAACACAAGATAGCTAAGAGCAAGATGAGTTCAAGGGTGGAAAATGCAATCACTAAAGAGGTTGAAGGGGTCATAAGTAAAGAATTACTTAAAAAGGAAATAAAGTTAACAATAGGATAAAAATAAATTAATATGGCAAGTAAAGTAGCAATAGAGGTAGAGATTAAAAACATTAAAGAGCTTTCTAGGTTAAAAAAAGAGCTAGCTGCTTTAAGAAAGGAAATGAGAGCCACAGAGAAGAATACTGCTGATGGTGCTAAATTAGGCAAAAAAGCTGCAAAACAATATAGTGAAACTGCTACTAAAGTTAAAAATAAATCTGCTGCAGTAAGAAAGCTAAATAAAGACTTAAGAGATTCAAATACTACAACGAAAAATATTACCAAGTCTAATAACGGAATGGCAAAGCAATTTGTTAAAGGAGCTGCTGCTATTGGCGTTATTGTTGGTGCTTTTAGAACTCTAAATAGAGCTGTAAGCTCAGTAATAACAACCTTTAGTGATTTTGAATTTGTTATGGCTAAAGTAAATGCAGTTTCAGGAGCAACAGAGCAAGAGCTTCAAGGATTAACCAAAACTGCTCAAGAATTAGGTAGAACAACATTCTTTACTGCAACACAGGTAGGAGA